GCCTGCCGTTTCGCGTCGCACTCACGGCACACGAAGCCGTAGCGGGTCGTGTCCTTGACGAGCGCCTTTCGGCTGCCAATGAGCCGGTCCTGTTTGCAGCCATGGCAGCGGAACGAGTTCGCCATTGCGCCCGGCATCTGCGCCTGGCGCTCGGTCTGCTCGCGGTAGCGCTGCTCGTCGATCTGGCGGGCGAAGCTCATACCGGCAGCGGCCTGCAACCAGTTTTCGTCGTGCATGTGCTCTTGCACCGATTGCGCGGCCTCCCGGTACTGCTGCATGGCTTCTCCTTCGGATAGCTCGCCGGTCTTGCGGTAGTTGGCAAAGACGGCTTTGAAGTCGGCGCGGAGTTGGCCGATGTCAGTCATTGAAGCCCCCTCGCCTCTTGCCTTGCTTCTGCGCTTGCGGCTGCGGCCAGTCGCCGAACATGGAGTCGAAGCGGGTGTATTCGCCTTGGTAGGCAAGACCCACGAACCCGCCTGTGGGCCCCTGACGGTTCTTGATGATCCCGAGCTCGGCCAGCCCCTTGTAGGCGCTATCCGGGTTGTAGATTTCGTCCCGGTACAGGGTGAGGATCGCGTCGGCGTCCTGCTCGATCGCGCCCGAGTCCCGAAGGTCAGAAGCCAGCGGGCGGCGATTGGGGCGCTCCTCGCACTTGCGGGAAAGCTGCGAAAGCGCGATCACCGGCATGCCGCACTCTTTGGCGAGCTGCTTCAGACCGCGGCTGATCTGCTCGATCTCGGCGTTGCGTGACTGCCCAGACTCTTCGCTCACCATGAGCTGCAAGTAATCGACCACAAGCAGGCCCAGGCGGCCGAGCTGGCGCGCCGCTTTGCGGACCTTGCTGCGCACCGCCATGAGCGTGAGTGAGGGCTGCTCGTCAAGCATCAGCGGCGTGTCCAGCAGTTGCGGCGCAAGCGCGGTGAGGCGGTCGTAGTCGTCGCCCGTCATCTCGTTGGCCCGGATCACGCGACCGAGCGGCACGCGGGCATGCAACGAGGTGATGCGGTCCATCAGGTCGGACTCGGGCATCTCCTGCGAGCAAAACAGGGCTGGGCGATCGTTCAGCGCGAAGTGCAGCGCGACCTGCATCGCAAACGCGGACTTGCCGACGCCTGGACGGGCCGCAAGGATGACCAACTGCCCCGGGTGCAGCCCGCCGTTCATCCGTTTGTCGAGGTCAGGGAAGCCGGTCGACAGGCCGGTCGGCACGCGCCCCTCGCGGCGGTCATCAATGCGCGACAGGTGGCGGCGCATCGCGTCCTTGATCGTCACCGGCTCGAACTTGCGGCTCACTCGGTCGGTGAGAGACATCACCTTGGCTTGAGCTGCATCAACCTTTTCGGCTGCGCTCTTGCCCGGCTCGATGGCTGCCGTGGCGATCTCGTCGCCAATGGCGCGCAGCGTTCGCAGTGTCGCGCGCTCGATCACGATCTCGCCGTAGCGTCTGGCGTTGGCGGAGGACAGGGTGTTGTCGGCAATGTCGGCCACATAGGCCACCCCGCCGCACTGCTGCGCCTCGCCAGACTCCTCGAGCTCGGCATGCACTGCCATCACATCGAACGGCTTGTTCGCCAGGCTCAGACGCTGGATCGCTGCGAAGATCCGGCGATGGTCGTCGCGGTAGAAGTGCGCGGGCTTGAGCTCGTCGCCAATGCGTTCAAGGGCGCTCGGGTCGATCAGGAGGGCGCCGATGACGCTTTGCTCGGCCTCGTCGGAGAACAGGAGGTGGTCGGTCATGCTGCGACCTCCCGGTGGTACTTGTTCTCGAGCGTCTTGGCAAACCCGGATGGCGACATCAGAAAGTCGATGTCGGCAACGAAGGGTGGCTTTCCGGGAAGCCCAGGGGCGCGGCCGGTCAGGAAGTCGGACTCCGCGCAAACCTCGAAGAAGCGCCGCCAGGCGACAAGCCCGTCAGCGCGGCTGCTGTAGCCAAAGGGCGCGCAGTTGAGCTTTGCAGCCTCTTTCCATCGCGCACGAATCGCGGCTCGCCGTGCATCCGAGAGCACCTTGCAGCGCGGGTTGTCGGGCAGGATCTCGTGGTACAGGGCAACGATTGCGTCAGCAGGGCATGCCGTCTGCTGCGTCGTCGCTTGCGGCCCGACAGGGGCGCTGGCGACAGAGGTGTTGAGGTTCTCTACGTTAGGAGACGGTAACGGAGACGGAGACGGAGACGGTGCACTGCTATTTTCTGCTTCGTGCATGCTACTAGCAGAACTAGCATGTGCTTCATGCTTGCATTGATCGTCCTTCTTGGATGATTCCTGCAAGCGTGCAGCATAGGATGGCATCATCTCAGCAGCCTTTGCGCGTCCATGATGCTTGCACAGAGCAAGCCATTTTGACTTCTCCGAGCGAGCATCCGCGCCGGCTGCCCAAGGGTTGTGCTCCTGCCAGTCATGGATCGAATACGCGCCCTCCTCGCCATCCACGAAGCCGACTTCGATAAGCGCCTTGATGAATGCGCCCTCCTCGCCCTGCCAGTCAGCGGCAAGCTCGATGTCCTCGCCGGTCATCCCGGAAAGATCACCATCCGGGCGGGACTGCGCGACCCACAGAAACAGGCACACAAGGCGCCATGCGCCGCCTTCGCCTAGCCTGCGGATCAGCTTCTTTGTCTTGGGGTGCGCCGGCAGGCCGACGCTGATGCGTGCGTCGATCATGACTAGTGCAGCCCCCTTTCCGCTTCCATGCGCGCCACCCTGTCCGGGCTGCGGGCGTTGATGAGGCGCGTGAACTCGGCGCACGCAGCACGGCGCTGAATGTCATGGAACAGCATTCGGCTCTTGGCGCGCTCGATGCGGACTTCGTGAATCCAGTCCATGAAATTGCGCAGGAGCGCGGCAATCCCTTGCGCGCGTTGTCTGTTCTCGTACATAATCCCTCCGTACTTTCCAGCCCCGCCGAGGCGTTCCCGCGCCGATGACAGCGGGGCTTGTTTTTTTCTGCCGTCAGGCCGCAGACATCGCCATCACGACCCGTCCCCTTGCGGACCCTGCCGCGGCCCTTTTCCGGCCACGGCCTCCAGGCGCGCAGCAGCTATCCTCTGCACATGCTCCAGGCCGTAGAGGCGAATCCTGATGATCTCGCGCACGCACTCGCTCTCCGACATGCCAACGAGGTGCGAGGCGCGCATCAGGTCGGCTTTTTCGTCCTCCGACGGGCGCGTCTTGACATCGGCTGTCAGCTTCCCGAAGTGCGACGTGCCGGATCGGGAGAAATGCAGATCGTCATCGGGCATCACGCGGCCTCCTGGCTGGAGGGCTCGGCCGGAGACGCTTTTCGCAGCCTCTCCGCGAGCGCGACGATTGCCTGTCCGCGCTCCCAGGAGGTTGTCTTGTGAACGCCGTTACGAAGTCGCGTAACGATCGACTGAGGCGCGCCGATGACTGCGCCGATTTCCGCGTCGCTCATGCCTGTCGCGGAAATCGCTTGGAGGGAGGATTTAATGTCCATGCCTCATTGTGATACGCGATCGTATCCTCGTCAATACGCGCCGCGACTCGACGCTCACGCCGATCCAGACGTTCGGCAGCGGCCAAGGTGCGTCACCGACGAAGCCACGCATCTTCGGATGGGTCAGCAGGCGCTGCATCCGCTCCGCGCGCTTCGTCAGCACCTGGAATGTGTGCTGCGGCGCGCGGGCCATCGTGCGGAACACCATGCCGATGAAGTCGTCGTGAATGTCTTGGTGAAACAGGTCCGACATCGAGTTCACGAAGATCCGCCGCGGGCGCTTCCAGCTCAGCGGCTGCAACAGCCTGTCGGCGTGCGTGGCCACGTTGGTGAATGCCCGCCCGGCGTAGGCCGGCAGATGCTGCAGGCGCCCCCAGTTGCGCTCCGCGTAGCAATGCTTGCAGCCGGCGGAGACCTTCGCGCACCCGGTAACGGGGTTCCACGTCGCGTCGGTCCACTCGATTCCAGTCTTGTCGGCCATCACTTACCCTCCTGCCGTTCGGTCATCCGGTCAAGCCGCTCAATCTCGGCCAGGATCAAAGCTCCGGCCTTCACCAGGTCGCGACGCGACGTGGTCGGCTTCCACCACGATCCGTCCCAAGGCCAATTTCGGGCGACCTCGCACCCGCATCCCGCAGCATTGAGCGCGTAGCACGCGGCAGCCGCTGCCATTTCGCCAGCGCCATGCTCATCGTCATGCTCCGGCGTCCAGCCTTCGGCCTCGATCTGCCGGCGGCGCTCTGCAAGCACATCAAGAACAGCCTGCGTAGGGTCTCGGCTGATCCCCTCCGGCCTGGGCAAGCCCCCGCAACCCCGCTCGCGCATGGCGCGGTCAATCGCCTCGTCGTAGACCGCAGAATCGCGCGCGGCCTCGTGGCTGATCCTCACCCCGTCCGCAACGCGAACGAAGCGGTAACGCATGGCGTCACGCCAAACGTCATCCAGGATGCTCGGCGCCGCATCTTCGTTTTGCTTCATGTGACATCTCCTATGGATTGATCCCGTCCG